TCAGCAAACGCAAGACCAGGCGTTGAGGCACTGCCGTCCTCAATCAGCATCGTGCCGTCAAGCTCACGCAGCGTGATCCATGCATTGTTGGCGCTGTTCCTGATCTTCAGGACGTTGGCGTTAGTGTCAGCCCACCATTGGTATGCGTAGGTCGTCCCAGGCTCAGAGCTGCCGCTGTTGTTGCTGACGATTGCCGCCAGAGCATCGTTCAAATCAGAGCGGACAGCCACACCTGTGCCATTCGCGATCACATAATCGTGGGTTGCCATGACCTAGCCCGCTGCGGACAACATTCCCTGCATATTAAACGCCCCTGCCAAAGCCCACAGCTGTGTAAGTGAAGTTGCGATCTACGTTGCTGCCGCCTGAATCCAGCACATCGAGATCAAAACCAGTGCCCGTCACGTTGCTGACGTTGACCCGCTCACCGTTGCCTAGGTTCTGCACCGTGATGCCAATGCTGGGCAGGAAGTTGTTTAGGTTGCCTAGCGCCGAGGTGCCGACAAAGAAGGCGTTGTCAAAGGTGACCGACTTGGTGTTAGTACCTGATGCGATGGGCTGGCTGATCTCCTCCCTGCGCTGGAAGCTGGTCTCATAGCCCAGCTGGTCAATCAAGATGTTCTGCGCGATGTCAGCACTGGTCAGTTCTGCTTTGAACTGGAACGCACGGCCCTTAAAGGTGCCAGCCACAAACTCCTGCCAGGCCGTATAAGTCGGAGAACCTGAAGGATCGTCGTCAGTCCTTCGCATGTAGAGCTTGGCGTTAACAGCATCAGCCTCTGTGCCGTCGAAGTCATTCCAGGTGTCAATCAACGCAGTGCGGGCATCAATGGTGTCATTAGGGAAGAAAGCCCTGGTGACAAACCGCCGCTTGATGTCCAGCGCAAAACGTGCGCCAAGGTCCAGCGTGTTGTTGAACTGATACTCAGCAGAACTGGGAATGTCCCCAAGGAAGTCAAAGGACGTGATGGCATCAACGTCGGTCACATCATCGATGTTCTCGCCACCGTCGATCACCAGCGCATCAAGGTCGTCGCTGTAGAAGCAGTCAGTCTTGGTGCCTTGATACGGCGGGGTGTCCTGGTCTTCCCTGCGGGTCTGAACCGTGATACTGCCAACAGCATCAGGAAAGTCCATCAGCACGCTGGTGGCGTTCGTGCTCTTGTTCCCTAGCTCATCCTCAAACTTGACGAGGATCTCGCCTTCAACCAGCGGCACAATCGCCTCAGTTGAGTTACCAGCAACGGCAGGGATTAAGTCAACAGAGTTAGGCCACGTCGCAGAGCCATCAGTCAGGTTGCTGTGCTTGATGTGAACCAAGCCATTCACCTTTACGTCAAGGTCAACAGTTTGATCCCACCGCAGGCGAGCACTGTTGGCGCTGATCGGTTCAATCGACAGGTTCTGCACATCGCCAGGCACTGCCGTCTTGCCGAGCAACGTGAACGTTGCTGTTGCAGTTGCGCTTTGTTTGCCTAGATAGTTTTTGGCACGGATCTGAACGGTAAGCGTGCCAGCCTTCAGATTCCGCAGCGTGACAGACGGATTTGAAGTGTCCAGCTCAATAAAGTTGTTGTTGTCGAGCTTGTATTTGACGCGGAACTCATTGACATTGACCCTGTCGTGCTGCCAGCTCAGATCAAAGCCTGTGTGAACCGTTTGACCCTCTTGATACAAAAACTCAGTGCCACTTAAACCTTCCGGAGCATTTGGCGTTCCTGTCAGATTGCTGATGTCTCGCGTTGTTAGTGCAATGTCTTGCTCAACAAAGTCATAGATAGATTCGTTGTATGCAACCGCAGTCACCCCGACAGTGCCATCATCAGATTCAGCGACAGAAACAACCCGGAACTGCTGCGACTGGATGTCGCTTGTTTGGATTAAGTAAATCGCCTGTGATTGCGGCGCTTCACTGAAAGCATCACTGACAGTGATAGCAGCGCCTGAGATGCTGCTGATTGTTTTTGTCTCGACCAAACCTGTTGGCAACAGCACTGACAACGTCGGGCTTGCCGCCAGGTTCACAGACAGATCCGTGTCACTGTCAATCGTGACGACGGTTGTCGTTGCAGAGCTGACCCTGCCGCTGCGGCGTGTGCCAGCACGCAACGGATCAGCAATGTCAATGACAATGCCTGGCGTGACAACAATGCCGGCATCAATAGGAACCGCAAAGCTAACTGTCTCTGACAACAATCTTTCGGTTGTTAACAACCACTTGCCCAGCCTGTGCGCTTGGCCTTGGCTGTAACAGCCGATTGCCTTTACGTCCTTATTAACAATGCCGTATTTGGCAACGGCCTCGTGATCCTCAACGTATTCATACTCAACCTCACCGAGCGTGTCATAGCTTTGCCATGCCACCGTTGCGCAGGTGTGCCGCGTCTTCTCTGCTGTGCCGCTGTAGGTGAACACACCATCAACAACGTTGCTAGGGCCGAGCAGGTATTGCGAATCAGCGGGCTTGTCTTGACGCAAAACAAGCGAGCCAGCGCCGTAATAACTGATGCCCCTAAAAATGCTGGTTAGCTGCTGAATAACGTTGTAGACCTCGTCCCGCGTGTTCAGCAGCAGGTTGAGGCTGAAGCGTGGCTCTTGCCCGCCTTTGCCATCATCAACAAGCTCATTGCAATAACGGCTGATCTCATAGAAGTCGAACAGGTCCAATGATGCTTCTGGAACGCCGCACCCATAGCGGGTGTCTGTGAGCAAATCGAATAAGCACCAGGCAGGATCTGAGGTCCACGTCGCAGCAGACAGCGTGCCGTCAAAAAGCCCTGAATAAGTAATGCGCCCCAGGTGTGTTGTGGTGTCAACAGTGCCGTTGCTGGGGATCCTGACCTTTGTGCCACGAATTAGATATTTACGCCGTGGAATGTTTGAAAACTGTTTTGAGCTAAAACGCAGGCCAGCCAACGCAGTGTTTGGATAGGCGAGCTTCTCGTCTTGAATCTCTGTGTAGCTGCTGAAAAATGTTGAGCTTGCGCGCTTCGTGCTAGTTTCGTCTGCACTCACGCGAATGACACGCAGATCGACAGGGAAGTTGCCTGTCAAATTGACTAGATAGTCACGCTGGTAACGGCTGCTGCTTTTGCCGCTAATCGTGTCACTAAGAACGTCGTTATATCCACCGCCATCATATTGCAGCTGGATTTTTATGCTAACTGAGTTGCCAACAATGTCGCCGTCATCTTCAATCAACTGCAGCGATGGGACTGTGATTGTGACACGCACGCGGTCAACGTCTGAGTTCGTAATTGATCGCGTTACTGAGGCTGCTTTTGTTACTTCAACGTTTACTGCCCTTTCGTTTTGAATGCCACCTGAAGGGTTGGGAATGTGCGGTTGTGCTTGCGTGCCGTGCGCAAAAGTTCCGGTGAAGTTATCAAAATTTACAGATCCGTCGCTGTTTTGAACTGGCGTGTCATCTATAAAAATACTTTTAGCGCCATCATCTAATCCTTCAATCTCGCCTTCACAAAGCACCTCAAGGATGTTGACAAACTGTTCTGACTTGAGACTGTCATCCTCCTCCGTCGGAGTTCTGCTGCTACCGCCGCCGCCTTTGCCGCCGCCGCCTGCACCTTGAATCAGCTTTTCGTCAATCATCAGAGAGGGAACCCGGCAGCGTCTGCAGTTTCAAATACCAGGCCATACTTTTTGCGCATACTGAATGGCAAGCCAACAAGCCGTGGGTCAACAGTTTCCCTAGCAGAGTGATCAACATCAAAACCGCTGCTGATCACTGCAGAGCCAACAACAACACGCCCGTAGGCTATCGGGACCGCTAAGCCTTGCTGACTGGTATTGGTGATTCCGCTGAAGCTGAAGTTCTGAATTCGGTTGGCCTCTTTCAGTTCAAGCCCTGATGGCGGTGTGGGCGAGATGATTTGCGCCACACCAGTCAGAGCCAAGCCAGCACCAATAACGCCAAGCGCCGCAGAGCCTGCGCCTGCATAAACACCAGTTGCGCCCAGAAGGCCAGTCGCACTTGTTCCTAAGCCAGTGCCACCAGCGAATAACGCAGAGCCACCAAAGGTGACAAATGACGCACCAAGCAACACCGCGCCAAGCAAGAAACGCCCCCAGCCACCACCAGCACCTGCAATCACAGGAGTGATGCTGAAGACCTCACGCTCTGACCAAGGCAGGCCCAGCAG